ATATTCTGTTGATTAAGTATTTTAAACGCATCCACGCAGTTAAACTGTACTACTGAATCAGCTCCAATTGCAGGAAATGAAACTGGTATCATGTCAAGAAATCCAAAGAATATAGGATAATCTGTTCCGTCATAGGTTGCAGAAATCTTAATTGGTTTTAATGGTTGTATTTTTGTAATAGAGTTAGCAGTATCGTAGTAAGGACTTGATGTATTATTAGGATTAAACCTGTTATCAGCATTAGATAAAAGTAAAGACGCAGTTCCACCTACGAATTGCCCAAGCTCATTAGCCCTACCACGTTTGGTATTAAATTGACGTACATAAGAGCTTATATTTGTATAAGTTAAAGAAGCATCAAATGGGTTATTATCAAATGCAACTTGAACTGTTAAATCAACATTGGAATCAAATGCAACAGACATTAGATAACGTTTATTCCTCTTTGTTGTGCTTGAACTAAAGCCCTTGAAACTGCTTCTTCTACATCTGCTTCACTTCCCAACAATGAGCCTGTATTAACAGTAACGTTAGTTACACGAGTTTCGCCAATACGGTTTAATAAATTTTGATTTTGAGATGGTGGCAACCCAGCACCAACACTCGCTGGAAAAACAGTTCCACCAGTCGCACCATCAGTTGAGCTAGAAGTAGTTGTAGATACACTAGCTGGAGATGGAGATAAACCGATACGCTGTGACTTTGCAAACAGTTCATCATACTTAGCCATTAACTTATCTATCTCAATACCAGTAATAGATGACATCTTTTTAAGAGCATCTTCATAACCCTTAGTACCCTCTCCAAAACCTGCTAATGCTTTTGCAAGTTCTTCTTGTGCAATAGCTTGTTGTAATGTATTTTTAAAAGATTGTTCTGTAACTTTGTTTAAAGATTTTTGTGCTTCAGTAACATCTGCAAGTGCTTTTATTTTAAGTTCTTCTGCTCTAACTAAATCTTTTTCTGCTTGTTCAACTTCCCTAATAGCTGTTTCTTCTTCACGAGAGAGAGCAGTAGATTCTGTTATAAGCTCAGCTAATCTTTCTTTTGCAACTTGTAATTCAAGTTTCTGTATAGTAGATTTTTCTTCCTGTGCTTCAAGTTCTTCAATAGCTTTCCTTTGTCTTTCTATTGCAAGTTGTTCTTCAGCAGTTACTTTTGCACCTAAACCCTGTACAGTAGCAAGATGTTGTTTAGCTTTATCTAAATTTTCAGTAGCGTGTTGCACTTCTTTTTCAGCTTCAAATTGTTTATTAAGAGCTTTATTTCTATCAGATTCAGCTTTAGCAACCCTATCTTGTTGGGCTTCTAACTGGTCAAGAGCATCAACAACAGATTGCAAACCACCGAGCAATCCCTGTTCATACGCTTCAGCAGTCTTTAATGCCTCTTTTGCATTTTCATCAAGAGCAATACCATTAGCATTAAGTTGTTGTGTAAGTTCATCAACTGTGTAATTCGTACCATCTAAAATATCTTCAAGAGATACAGAAGCGTCAACAACTTCTTCTGTTTCACTAGCAACAAAACCTAAATAATAAGCCTGTCTTTGATAAGCACCAGTAAGTGCATCTGCTTTAGCTTGTGCTTCTTCATACTTGTCATTACCACGCCCTATAAGATGAGTAAGCCCTGCAATAGCCAACGCTACGCCTCCAACAACTGGATTCAACGCTATAAGACCACCAGCAATAAAAGATAGAGCTAATTTAAATTTCTTCATATCAGATTCAGATGCATTCAATCTATTTCGAAAGTTTTGCATTCTTTCAACAGTTGTTTGTAAACCTTTAGTCATTTCAAGTAAAGCTGGAACTATATCTTGCCCAATTGTTATAGCTAAGTTTTCCAGTTGATTTTGTAATATAATTGTTTGTTGTTTAAACGATTCAAGCTGTTTTTGTGCAACTCTTTCCGTAGTACCACCAGCATTCCTTAATTCATTGTCATAGTTTTTAATTTGTCCCTCTGCACCTGCAAGAATTTTAACTGCGTCAGCGACACCACGATTAAGTCCTAATTGGTCAAGTAATCCTGCTTTTTGAACGTCACTAAGACCATCCATACCTGCTGTAAGATTTGCAACAACTTCAGACAAGTGAAGCAAGTTACCCTCTGCATCAGTTACGACAATACCACTAGCTACCCATTCTTCATTATTCTTTTTTACAGCCCTAGATACATCTCTTAAAATTTGGTTAAGTTTTTCTCCAGCTTCTGCACCTTTAACACCTCTATCAGCAAATGCAGATAAGACGGCAACTCCTTCTTCAATATCTTTGTTAGTAACTTTAAGGGCTGAACCTGCTTTGTTAGTCAGAGCTTCAGAGAACTGTTGTACTGTTGCGTTAGCTAACGTGTTAGCTTTAACAAGAACGTCAGTAACACGAGTTAAGTTCATCAAGTTTTGTGTAGCGTCATCAACAGTAAGACCCAATGCAGATTGTGCGTCAGTTGCAAGGTCAGTAGCAGTTGCCATATCAAACATACCTGCTTGGGCAAACTTAGCAACCTGAGGAAGTGCAGATATAGATTGTTCAGCGTTCAAACCAGCAGACGCTAAAAAGAAATATGCTTCAGCAGAATCAGTAGCAGATATTGCAGTTGTAGTTGCAACTTCTCTTGCAACCCTAGCCATCTGTTCTTGTTGAGCAGTAGTTGTTTCCATGATTGCAAGTGATTGTGTTAACTTGTCATCAAAAGATGTAAATGCTTGTACGGATTCAACAACACCTTTACCAATAGCTAATAATGCACCAGCAACGACTGTTCCACCGACTTTAGCAAAAGTTTTTAATTTATTGGAAGCAATACTAGAGGACTTACCTAACGAAGTCATTTGAGCCTGTGCAAGTTTTGCACCTTGCGTGGCTATCCTAATTATTAAGTCTGCACCTTTACCCAAACTTATCTCCTCTTTTTTGCTTCAGCTTCTGCTATTGCTTGTGCTTTGTTACGTTCTTCTTGTTCCCACAAATAAAAAGTAACCCATTGTGTAAACTCGTATGATGACATTGTAGCGTTAAGTTCGCCGACTGTCATAGATAAATCACGAGCTAGTCTAAAGGTAAAAGAGAGTTCTGGATTATTCCTGAAATTCTTCAGCTATATCTTGCTGAGAATCACCCCCAACGCCATTCAAGTCAGCTATCGCTAAGAATAGACGGTCAATGACTGTTGCGTCTTTTTCGTAAAGCAGTTCTATTGCTTCATCATCAAGTTGTGGCTCAATAACACTTGCCTTTAATAATGCTTTTTGATAATCAAATGCATCTTTATCATCAGCAGTAGATATACGAGCCAGTTCAACCTGCATTTTTTTCGTTAAACCTTTAATCTTTACTTTTGCGTTCCATTCCTCTATAACAACTTCTTGTATAGGAACGTCAGGCAGTTTTTCAATTTTGTTTAAATCTAAAAATTCCATTGTGTCCTTTATTTAATTATTTAGTGAGTTGCTCTTGTTACATCTCCACTAACTTGCATATCAGCAGAGAAGCCTACGACATCTCCGACTGGGCTAGATTGTGAATAAGATGTAAGAATGCACTCGCCTGTGTACTTAACAGCTCCACTACCAGTTCCCTCTGGAGAATATTCAAAGCTAAGAGTTGCAGATTGCCCTACAACAGCTCCAAGTATTCCGTCTAATGTAGAATCCCAAAGACCACTAATAGAAAGTGTTGCATCTTTTAATCCTACAATGTATGACTTGCTTCCATCTCCAAGTGTTGTTGTTTCTGCAACATCTGCGGTTTCTGGAAAGTCAACAGAGTTAACGTAAGTAGATATATCAGTTAATGAGCCACCAGAGTTATCTAGTTTAAAAACTGAATCTTTACCATGTACAAATGCCATATATATCTCCTCTAATTATTTCTTCCAAACCCTACTATAACAGCAAAGGATGGAGTTGTACCACCAACAGTATATTCAACTTTTAAATACCTGTTAACAGTTGTTCCAGCACTAACAGTCTTAACTTCAGATGTAGTTGTAGTAGCTTGTGTAAAAGTTACTAAATCTACATAAGTAGAATCGTCAGCACTATGTGTTATTTTAACATCAATGGTAGGTGCAGTT